CGGTTGTCTCTTTCCACACATCGCGCAAATAGTGGAAATCAGTGTAACCAGCTTGTAGTGTGCCAATGAACGATGCTGCCTTCGCTCGCTCGTTAAGATCCTCCTGATCTTTGACATTGCTGACGTTAAGTTCACACAGGTTGCAAAATTGGTAGGGACGCAGGCCAATTTCAGCACAAGGGTTAGTTCCCCAGTCCTTATCGTTGCTGAAGATGACACCAGGCTCACCTGAGCCAGACGCAACAATCTTATCCCACAATTCATCAAAATCTTTTCGCTTTACCTTGTGCCGCAGGATAACCGCCGAATTGTTTGCGCGCCCCCGGTGTGGGCTGTGCTCCCACCACTCACCATGCTTTGCAGTGAGCATGTCTTCATCGTCCATGCTAAATAGGCTGATAAGCGCAGCACGGCGAATACCACCAGCAAGCACAGCATCAGCAATGTAGCACATAATGTCATGGACTTGAATAGGCTCTAGTTTAGTGCCTCGGCCATTCTCTTCAAGAGCCAAATCAAACACTTTTTCGATATTGTGCAGGCAGTCCTTTAGCGGCTGTGGGCCGGGAGCCTTGCCACCACTGGTAACTAGGTTGGCACCCTTAGCACGAATGTCTGAGAAGTCAAAAACAGGACGCGGCTTGCCGTAAAAGTATGACTCACACAGAATCTTAACTGCGTCTGCCCAGCCCTCGATACTGTCGCCTACAAGAAACCTCTTGCGCTTCTTTAGTGGGCCGACGACAGCGGGCAGTTCGCCAACATGATGGCGCTGGACGCTGTAGCCTACGCCTGTGCCTCCTAACAGAAGAAACATCGCTTCTGCAAAGCTGTCAGGGTGATCCACTGGCATGTAAGCACAATTAAAGATTCGATTTGGACTGTTTTGAATTGGCTTGCCACCAAACTGCAACGAGCGCATGGAAGGCAGAACCTTCTTAGTGAACACGAAGTCTCGGTAGACTTGTTTAATCTCTTCTCTAATAGAAGGGTACTTGTTAATGTGCATCGCCATGTTTCGTTCTACAAGTTCATCCCAAGTCTCTCGACGCCCGATCTCTGGAATGTACTTTGCATACTTGGTGAACGTGACAATGTCCGAAAGCACTTGTGCAGACTTAGTTGTGATCGCTGATTCTGTCATAGATTGCTCCTTCTTATTTTGCCCAATCGCTTGGAATCTGCTCGTCAAAGGGTGCATTGTAGTTAATAACTTCAATGAGTGCCTCTCGAGTCCTAGCCAGACTGATCATGTCCTCCCCTTGACAAGTCATCGGGGATTCACTGTCTAGTATCCTTTGAATGTGCCACTCAATAGTTTCTAGCTGGTGCATGAGCAGTTGCTTGACCATATCATCCTGCGACTCTTCTGGAACTTCTAGAAGAATCCTTGTCTTGCTGCTCTCGTTAATCATAGCTTCTCAAATCCTCTGTCAGTACTGAACCATACCTCATCTACTCCCGCCTCGTCTAGCGCAAGGCGGCAAACAGGGCAGGGCTTAGACAGCCGTAGTTCGCCTCGTTTGTTGAGGCGGCAGACTACAACTGTCTCGACATCTTCCCTGGCCTTGATTAGAGCCGCTAGTTCAGCGTGCAAGCTGACTTTCTGCGGCCTGCCTACCCGCTTTGCGTACTCTGCCTGCTGTGGGTGCGTCTTCCTGCTGTTGGTTGCTGTAGCTACAATATGTCCATTATGGTTGAGGCAGATAGCCGCGTGCCTAAACTTACTTTCAGACATCTTTGCAGCATCTACCACTTTATCGACATAATCCTCCCGTAGCTTTTCCATATCAGTGAACCCCAGAATCAACGTACGCACTCAGCATCGACTCGGTGATCTTTAGAAGCATCTGACCATCAGACAGTTCCTCTTCATCTTCGTTAATTGCATTGGAGGTTGTATTAAAATACATGGCTTTGTACCCAACAGTTCCAGAGTCAGCGTCTTCATAAAACTCAATGGCACCGCAAAGTTCGTAACCCATACTTTCCATATCAATGTACGCGCCGTCTTCGTTGTACTCGTCTTCTGCACTCATTAGAGATACTTCCTCTTCAAGTAGTCTAGGCTCAAGGGCATACCACAATAAAATCCATTTCTCACTTCGTTCTTGACCATTACACCGTCAAAACGGGCATTTCCCTGTGGGCCTAGATAATCTTCGTCGTGCTCGTAGCAAGTGCCCCAAACAAGACCTAATTTAGCCCGGCCAAGAGCATCATGGATCATTCCGTGCTGGTACACCTGCTGGTGCCCTTGGCTGAAACTCTGCCCCACTTTCTGTAGCCTGTTCTCAATGTTACCTGACAACGGGTTTTTAGTCAGAGACAATGGGTTCACAAAATAGTGACTGTATAGAATTCCATCAATCTCTACAATGTCTAGAAACCCGTGCCTTTCCCAGCCGTACTGCTCAAGCATCAAATCCTTATAGCCAATGGTTCCTTGAAGCCGAGGATCTTTATGGACAGCACGGGCGATACGATGTTCATGGTTGCCAAGGCAAAACACAAGGCGAGGATCATACCGCTTCTTCTTGTTGATCGTCGCACGTTTCTGATAATGCCGAAGCGGTGCAAGCAGATTATCCATTCCTTCCATGCCAGAACGAATATCATCGTTATATGTCTTGTCGTGAAAGTAGGCGCTTGACCTGTCCTCGTACATTGAAAGACTCGCCATATCCCAATGGTCGCCAATATGCACAACAACGTCAGGCTGAATGTCAACAATCAGGTTCCCAATGGCTGTAAGGTAATCTTTGCTCGTTTCTGGTTTACAATGAACATCTGGGATAAACAAATGCTTTTTACTCAATCCATTCATCAGGAATGTACTCCCCTATTGCATAAACAAAACCGTTTCTTTTACACCAGTCAGAATACCGCATTTTGTGGTTTTTGGTACACCACCCGTCTCTCTGGAAAAGAAACCTGATATCAACGTCAGGGTTAGACTCTTGCACAGCAATCATCTTTGTTCGCATTGCCCCGTCAAACTTTCCTTTTATCTCTACATGGATTCCTCCAGGCAAAACTACGTCTGGTGTGTATTGATGACATTTTAGCATCACCTTACTGCCGCACTCTGGACAGTAACCTTGCTTGACCTCTTTTGTGTAGTCTAGTTGATAAGGCTCATACTGAAACTTGACACCTCTGTTCCTCAAGTTGTTACACACGCGCTCTTCTAGTCCAGATCGGTACGGGCCTCTTGCCTTAAAGCGCGCCATCACGTTGTTCCTCGATTGGTGGCTTAAACCCTTTGTCGTCATCGTGGCGCATCAGGTATAGCAATTTGCAAGTCGTGTGCATGTCTTCAACAGGGTCTGAATCAATACCGTACTTCTCGTAGTTGATCTCCCACTGTTTCAAGCAAGTCTTGTAGAAATCTAGATCAGTGACACACTCGTTTAAAATAGACCCAGCTTTTTTTGCTCCAATCCTGTAAAGCCCTTTGATGTTATCGGCACTATCACCAGTCAAGACTTGGCACCAATAATTGAACCGCGCTTGGTGCTCACTCAACTCATAGTGCTCTTCATCCTTATTGTGTGTGCGCCACCGGAAGTGCTCACCCGGAACTGTGTCAAGATCCTTGTCGATAGAGCAAAGCACTGTCCTGCTCCCCCGTTCCTGCTTATTCCAGTGCTGCCAGCCTATGGCTGACAATTCATCGTCAGCTTCCCAACCGTCCCGGCTGATCTTGGCGTCCCACTTGTTCAGAAGAAAATCTCTGACAGTCGAGTAATGGTAAGGCTTAACAAAGTCTTTTCGGTTGGCCTTGTAGTCCTCAGACACTGAATAACGAAAGTTTTTAGTCAAATCAGAGACAGTCAAATAAAGTTCAACGCCAGTAACATTGTCAAAGCTATCAATAATGTTGTTAATTATTGCGTCTGTATTTTCTTCAACATCGCCAACTTTTCTAGGTACTGGGTTAATCTCAATCTCTGTGTCGCCAGCCGCCTCTTCTTTAGCGTCCTTAAGAGAAGAGAAAATGTTAACCAACTGACCGTCAGGGGAGAACAGCCCGTAGTCCTGAGAAGCAAAAGCTGATGCGTACACAATAGAGTCGGCATCAATAATTAAATCGGTCATTTTTGAGAACATCGCTCACCTCTTGCTCAAAATCTTGCTTTTTTGAGCGCCTTGATTTACTGAAGTGCTTGCCACCCTTTTTCATCCATCTGTCGTCATCCCTCATCCAGTCGGGCTGTTTCCGCCTAGTCTTACCCATACCTAACCTTTGAACTATTAACTAACCCTTAGAAGTTGGTGCCCCGAGCAGGATTCGAACCTGCAACCCTCGGCTTAGAAGGCCGATGCTCTGTCCAGTTGAGCTATCGGGGCTGTTACTTTTTACTGATACGGCCTAGGCAGCTCTTTCCAAGACCTTCCATACCAAATATCAGATATTGTAGCTGGTGAAACTTTATATAACTCTGCTATGCGATTTTTATCTCCATGACTAGCGTAGAGTTTAGCGTTAATTATCTCTTGTGCTTCGTATTCAAGCAATTTGGTTGAAAGTCTGCTGTATCTAGCGTTACAGGCAGTGTTTGTCTTTTCAAGATGAGCAGGGTTAACGCACTTGCGGTTCATGCACAAGTGATTAATCACATCGCTATCTCTCAAAGAGTCAACTTGCTGCTCATACATCCAGCGGTGGGCAAGCATCGTCTTTCCAAAATACTGCTTTTTCCCGTAGCCGTTATTAGCTATGCGCCCAAGCCAAGGCCAGCACTCGTCTGGCCCTGGCTCTTCCCACAATTTTTTGATCACTTGACCATTTCTAGGCATCAGAACGGTACGTCCGAGTCATCAAAGTCTGCATCGTCA